ATCCTGAAGATGCTGCTAACTCCACAAAACTTACCGTTGATGACAACAATCAACTTGTCACAGTGTCTCCTAATCTAGCCGTTGATACCAGTATTCAGCACGCAGGAGATGCGGATACAAAAATTCAATTTGGAACTGACACGGTTGATTTTGATGCTGGTGGCAGAGAGGGTATGAAACTTACCTCAACAGAGACACAATTCAACAACGGCATTACAGTCACGGGCGCTGCTCAGTTTAATGGTGGTATTAGTGTCACTGGTGGTGGCCTGACATTTAGCACAGCGGCACAGTTTGAAGATGGCATAACGGTAACTGGCAACGCTCAGTTTAATGGTGGTATCAATATCACGGGCGGTGCCGTTATCACATTCCTTGATAATCAAGGATTCGCAACAACACAAAGAGCAGCGGCACAAAATGGATTCAGATATCAGGCAATCTCCTCTGGATCTGGACTAAGCACTCCCGCCACGGCACTCATTGATGTCAACAACTCAGGTAGCGTAGATAAAGTTCAGTTCTACAATGTAGATAAAGAAGGAAATGATCTCGCACCTCTACTAACAAAACTAAAAGCCAACGGAGGGTACTTTGAGGTATCTAGTGGCGATTTCTCACAGGCTATCGCAATCGTAATTGAATCGCAAGCCGGAGATGATGAAACTGTTTCTGGCGGCGAAACTACTGTCGTGGTTGGCTCTACGACCTCAACAGTTCAAGGTGAGTTTGATATTGAGCAAGGTTTAGATTTGACAAACACCCAAGAGGTTTTTGTGAAGATTATTCCAAATGCAGCAAACTTTATTCGTGATTTCAATGGTGTGACTGGATCTGTTATTACAAGTGCCTTGACAATACCAGTCGCAGGATTGTCTGCTGGTTCTTCTGGTATAATAACACAATCACAAATCGAATTCGGGGATGGTACAACACAAGACACAGCACATCGAGGCGAGAACACAGCAACATTTAGTATTCGTGCTTCGAGTGCGATTTCTACAGGCAGTAAAACAGACACCTTGTTCAGAGTTCCTTACAATGCGACATTTACACAACTACAAATTAGATCTGGTGCGACAGGTGGATTTACAGGATCATTCACGGTTGCTGGGCCAGATTTTGGTGCACCAACAACAAACTCAATTCATGGCGCAACTTTGGGAACAACAGGGTTCACTTCAGCCACCGGTTCGTTTGACTTTGCCTCTGCCACGGCAGGAGACTTCTTGTTCTTCAATGTAGGTTCAAACGGTGCAGGAGCGACCACAGTTCAAGCCTTTGTGACGTTTGAAAGGAGATAATGAATGGCACTGACTGACGTTTTTATCTCACCATCAGGAGCAGGTGACAACTCGGGTAGTTCTGTTGCAAACGCTCTTCCCGCCGTCAGTAGTGGAGACTGGTCAACAAACATTGAGGGTCTTACCAGAGCAAATCGTCGTTTTATTTTTCTTGAAGGCACTTACAATGTGTCCTCAGAGTTAGTTTTTACATCGAGTGATCCGACTATAACAGATCCGAACATATGGGTTGGTGCAAAGAGTGACGGAACACTTCTTGAACCACAGTTTGACGAAACAGGCATGCACCTTGTCACAGACAACTACCCAAAAATAATTAACTCTGCTAACAGTAATCTCATCGACACTTCTGCGACTGAAGTATTCAAGTGCATCTACTTTGAAAATACGAATTCCAGCAGAAATGGTTATCTCATTAATAATGTTTTTGCTGAAGCAAAGAATCTCTCATTCATTGGTTGTTATGGTAAGATAACACCCAATGGATCTAATTCGATTATTTTTCAAGTTTGGGGTGGGACTGTAATGATGTGCGAGGCAGTTATGAATGGCACTAATTATGGAAAAATTATTCATGCGGGTGGAACAAATCAATCTGCTGTTGTAAATTGTCGTGTGTATGGTGGAGGTAAAAGCGGTAGTAGTGATGGACGAGGTATTGAGTTAGGAACACTCAATGATTCTGTCATTGAAACTTTAATTTACAATGTTCACGGTCCTGCAATTTATGATGGAACAAGTAATGATCGAAATTCAAATATGATAAATTGCACTGTCATTTCTGTTGGTGGTGATGGGCATGATACCTCTGTTGGAACAGATGATCAGAGAGGAACTTCTATTCATGGAAATATATTCTTTGATGTAGATGGAGATGGTGTGGTAGCAAATGCAAATGATGATGATATTGTTATCGCATCCTTTAACGCTTTTGGTGACATTGGTGGATCAAATTTTGCAAATCTAGATTCGTATGAAACAATGGCAACAATCGGAAACAAAACTGTCTCGGAGAGCGACTTTGTTGATTTTGCAAACCAAGATTTTAGAATAGCAAAAACGTCACCTTTGTATAAAGGTATCGGCGGAACTCGAAACTTTGGTGCGATTCAAAATCAAGACTTTGAATTTGTAGGAGCAGGATAATGTCAGTCACAGATTTGTTTTTTTCTCCAACAGGTGCAGGTAACAACTCAGGTGATTCTGTAGCGAATGCGATGCCAGCAACAGATGGTTCTGGTGACTGGTCTACTGAGATCAAAAGTCAAGATCGTCAAAACAAAAGATGGATCTTCTTGGAGGGAACATACAATGTAAGTTCTGAACTTGTTTCAACGGGATCAGAGGCAACAGATACGCAACCAAACTTTTGGGTCGGTGCGAAATCTGATGGAACGATACTCGAACCAACCTTCGATGAAACTGGTATGCACCTTGACACCACACACTACCCGATGATTACCAATAGTGCCAATACTTCAATTTATGACAGCGACTCACAAGGTCACTTTTATTGTATTGGTTTTGTAAATACAAATTCTTCGTATGGTCGTGATGGTGTTGTAAATAATGTTTTTGGTGAAATTCTTTATGTGTCTTATCTGGGATGCTTCTTCAAGGCAAAAGTGACAATCAACACGAACACATCTGTTCATAAGATCGTGGGTGGTAACCTTATCATGTGTGAAGTTGTAGCAGAACCAGACAGTGATAATTTAGGAGCAGTTTTGGATGCGAGTGGAACGCACAATACTATGATAGCAGATAGTCGAATATATGGACCAGGAAAGACACAATCTATTAGTGCTTCGACTACTCATCATATTATATTTACATCCAATGTCGTTGGAACACATGTCCTCTATACATTACTGGCAGATGGAGCAGCGGACGGATTTCATTTTGATGCGACATCTACAAACAGGAACAGTGTAATCTATAAAAACACTTTTGTAAATATTGCTGGTGATGCTATGGACTTCCAAGAGTTAGACACATCTACACAGGGTCATCGTGTTGACGGTAACATAGCGTTTAATGTGGATGGTAATTTTGTGGAGTCTGATGCTGAGGGTAAACTGTTATCGTCAAAAAATTCATACTCTGGTTCGGCAGCATACTTCAACGGCATCACAGAGTTTAATGTGTTAAACACTGAGGTTTCGGCGGTGACCGCTGACTTTTTTGATTATGATAATGCAGACTACAGAGTAAAAAGAACATCAAACGTGTTTAACAGGTTTAAGGGCTCTGGAAACATGGGTGCATTTCAAAACGAAGATTTTGAGTTTGTTTCAGTTTCATAAAGGAAAATAAATGTCATTCGATAGAGAAAAAATAAACAAAGAGATTGAAGATCTACTTTCTTCAGGTGAAGATGTTTTTGATTTTGACTTTAGTTTTGCTGATGATATAGAAGTGAAAGAACACACTGGCGCATCAAGCGATGAGAAGAGCAAATTGCAGGCTCTTGAGAAACTTGTTTTGCCATTGCTGTATAATTTGAAGAAAGACACATCCAAAGATTACATTCTTTGGGATGGCGCAAAGCGTGCCGCACAGTGCGAGGAACAAATTACTCGCATTTTAGAAATCACACGAGGATAACGCATAAATAATTGTAAGTAAAATGGAGATTCTTTGTTATGAAAAGACTTGCTTGTTTAGTTTGTAGTATTTTTACGTTTAGTTCTTTTGCAGGTGATGGCTCTGGGCCACCCTCTGATCCGAATGCAGTTGCGATGTGGATCGACGATCTTGGTAGACTCACCCCGTTCGGTCGGACGTTTGATGTCTACATTCAAACTGGTTTTGATCCCGACTTTAGTTATCCAAACGGTGATCCAAGGCGGCCGTACATGATTGGTAGCACCCGTGGAAGCGAGTCACCCACTAAAAACTTTTGGTGGGCCTTCGAAGGAGACATTCTCAAGAACAGCCGACCAGATCATCTGTATCCTTGGTTAGACAATTGCCAAGAGTGCATCGACTACTGGACGATAGACACTGGCATTGAGTGTCCAAGTGCTGGTGCTTACTGGGACTGCATTCAATCCAACCCTTACCAACGGTGGATGTATCTAGGTGCAAAGTTCACTCCAGTTAACTGGGTGTTTGAGGGGCCACAAGGATGTTGTCCTCGTACGGCTGATCTGGTTGATCTTGATTACGCATGGTGCGACTCATGGATTCTGCATGGACCACTGGGCAAGAAGTACGGCAACGTCAATATGCAATACAAGTATCCGCAGGTGCAACAGCAGCACAAGGATCTGATGACACCGGTAACATTTATGACACCACATGGGCCCAGAACAGCGATGTTGAAAGAATGGTCGCATCGAGAAGATATCGTGGGGGAGCGATGCTGCTCTGCTCCTTCGCAGAACGACTACGGCGACCTGATCCGTTGGAACGCAGATGTTGATTGGGGTAGCGAGAAGTGGCCCGGATCGTTTCATATCGCTAGGTTCACAGGCCCCCATTACTTCTCGTCTGGTGGTGTTGTGCGGTTTGCTTGTGGCAACAATCACCCCTGCGAACCATCCATTTACGAAGTAAGTTATCATGTTGACAACTCTTGTCCGTCTGATCTGAACGAAGATGGTATTGTTGGTTTTCAAGACTTGTTGCAAGTTTTGGGTGATGTGGCTGCTTATAAGTATCACCCTCAAACAAATAATGGATTTAACGCCATTCTGAAAGTCTTGTCTGAGTGGGGCAACTGCGAATAATAAATAAGTTAGAATTCAAACCCCAACAAATAGGACTTTAGAATGTATAAGACCGCTATCATTATGACTATTGCTACGACCGCTTTCGCTGATCTTGGTGGTATCCCCACTGAATACTATGAGTCAGAAATCTTCGGTGAAAGTTGGGAAGCAAGGGTAACTGCTTCAGTTTACACAGATGATGATCAGCAAGATTGGTTTGGTGTTCCCGAAGATGGCATATTGATTTCATATACCATCACAAACAGTGAGCGTTCACAGTCTGACATAGAAGACGTAGATATGTTTGTCGGCACAAAGTCTGAGGATCTCGATGGCTTTGCTTTCCCTGGATACTTTAGTTTTGATCCACTAGACCTATTGAATCCTAATTACAACGCACCAGATTATGTTGAGTTTTCTTACGAGACAGGCCTTTACAACTGGGACTGGGGCAGTGAGGGAAACGATTTATCCTCAGGCCTGAGACCTGGGGAACAAGCGACACTCTTCATCTTCGCTTACACAGATTCTTGGATCGAAAGCCCTGGAATAGTTCAAGGTGATAGTGATGCTGGTATCTTCTTTACTTTAGTGCCAGAATTAGAAGCAGTTCCTATTCCAGCACCAGGATCATTAGCCCTACTAGGTCTTTCGTGCATCGGTAAAGGGCGACGAAGAAAATAAGTTGTCCAGTCGTGTATAAATACATGGCATGGCAAGATACTCAGATTTAGATTTAGACTTTGCAAAAAATCCACTATCGTTAGATGTCAATGTTAAGACAGACGTTGATGCGGTAAAAAGGTCTATCAAAAATTTGATAATTCCTGGTAGATACGAAAGACTGTTTCAGCCAGATCTGAGTGCCGGTGTTTCTGGATTGTTGTTTGAACAACTGACACCAGGAACAAAAAACACTATCGAGACAAGAATTCGTCAAACTATTCAAAAGAATGAGCCAAGAGCCAACCTTCGTAATGTTCAAGTGTTAGAGGATTTTGACAACAACGAATTAAGAGTCACGGTAGATTTCACCGTTGTAAACATATCAAGACCAGTCAATCTTGAATTCACACTCAGAAGGTTACGATAATGGCAGAACTAAAAGTTGACTCACTTGATTTTGATACGATCAAGTCAAATCTCAAAGCATTTTTTGAATCACAAGATACATTCAAAGATTATGATTTCAATGGCTCTGGCTTATCTGTTTTGCTAGACATTCTAGCGTACAATACACACTACCAAGGATATTACGCACAACAACTCGCAAACGAGTCCTTTCTTGATACAGCCGTTCTGAGAAACTCAGTCATCTCGAATGCAAAAGCCTTAGGATACACACCAACATCCATAACTGCACCAACTGCTGTCGT